CGGCGGAGGGGCCTGAGGAAGTGGAGGTGGACCTCCTGGACCCTGCGGAGCGCCTGGAGGTGGGGGCATGCCAGGAGGTGGGGGTTGTCCAGGCATTCCTGGGGGAGGAGGCATGCCTGGGGTACCTGGTGGGACAGCGGGTGGGGTGACTGCCTCCTGGATGAGCTTCTTGGCCTGGTCGATGAGTTCCTGCTCGGGAGCCTGGCCTGATTTGATAAGGAAGGCTAGGGCGAGTGGGTTCATCATGTCCTCGACTCCGGTGAGACGGAGGGAGATGTTGGGTTCGACTGGAGGCTTTGGAGATGGGGCCTGGATGACGACGGCAGGGTCTAGACCGGATAGGGTGGCAATCTCCTTGAGGACGGGTTCAAGGTTGATGAAGCCTGACTTGGCTGTGAAGTTGATGAACTGGAGTAGCCGCTGTAGACGCTGATTGGAGTCTAGGAGGACTGTGGAGTCAGCGAGGACGGAGTAGGCGAGGGTGCGGCAGACTGCAGGATCAAAGCCCTGACCGAATGACTCTGGTGGTTCGTAGAGACAGAGGAGGCCACCTAGGATCTCGGCGATGGTGACTAGGAACTTGGCTACCTTTGCACGTTCACGGGCAATCTGAGATTTGGGTGAGGGCGAAGCACCTTCTTCTCCAACCTTGGAGGAGGCTGAGACTTCAGAGGTCTCTTGGTTGTCGGAGAGTTGCCATGCTTCTAGGAGGTCGGTCTTGGCAATCTTGTCGAAGGTGAAGTTTTCTGTGGGCATAGCGGCACGAGAGACTTCGGTGATGATCTTGTCGCCTGCTCCTTGGACTGGGATGAAGGCCTGCCAAACTCCGCGCATGAGTCCTTGCATAATAGCGGGGTCGACTCGGTTGACATCTACGGTGCGGACGGGGAGGGATCTCTGGCGCTGGAGGATCATCTGGGTACGAGCGGCGTTGATCTCGTTGACCTGTGGACGACCGATAGCGGTGTCGGATGGGGGGATTGTTTCGTCTGTGAGATAGGCTAGGGTGAGGACGGGGATGGGGAACTTCATTGCCCCGATTAGTTGGCCTGAGTTTGGGTCAGTCTTCTGTCCCTTCCAGGGTTCGTCGATGACTGGTTCGGTCTTGCCCTGGATGAAGACAAGGTGGTGGATGGAGAAGTAGGACTTCGCAGCTTCGTCGTACTGGAACTCCTTATAGAAGACCTCATCGAATCCAACCATCTCGTCTGCGATGGTCTTGTCTTTGTCGATGTCGTGGACTAGGCGGTCGAGGGTGTTACGTTCCTCACCTAGGATAGCATCTCTGTCTGAGTCTTTGAGCTTGAACCTTTGAACGGCCTGTGCCCAGGTGATTCTACCTGAGCGTCCGATCCATGGGGCCTGCTGGAAGTCTGAGCCTGTGAAGTTGATAGGCCAGAGGAGATCGGCAGGGGAGATTCTAGAGATAGTGTAGCGGTGATCGAGGATGCGGGGGATGGTGGTGGTAGGGATGGGGGAGCCGTCAGGCATAGTGGTGGGAGGGATACCATCTGGGCCTGCTGCGAGGGTGGAGGGATCGAGGACGGGCATCTCTACGTCTTCGGTGATGGCTTCGTGGGCGATAAGGACAGCACCTATGCCCGAGGCGTTGATGACATCGGGGAGAACTTCATCTGTGGCTGCTTCTATGCCTGCGACGACTAGGGTATCGTTGAGGCGTTGTTCGAAGGAATGCAGCCATGGGCCTGCATCTAAGGTTTGTGGTGGGTGATTGACATGGACTACAGGGACCTGGGAGAAGAGGGCTGCAACCTTAGCCTTCGTGAGTGACCAATCTAGGTTGACTACGACTCGGTCTTCGTCGGTCTGGGACTGGAAAGGTTTGCCTCTGCGGTAGTCGATGTTGATGGTCCAGTTCTGAATAAGCTTCCTGCGATATTGTTTGCAGGCGTCGATCCTAGTCATGAACTCTGACCATAGCTTCTTCTTAGCTGGGTCTACATCGGCAGACTTCTCGGCTGTAGGAGCGGTGGGGTTTTTCTGTGGGCCTGGGACGGATTCGTCTGAGGTTTGGGTTAGGTTAGTTCCGAAGTCTGATGGCATGATGTCCTATAATATGAAGGGAGGTTACTTGACGCTCTCACTGCCGAGAGTAAACTTCTGTCCACGCTTCTCTCTCATCCAGGGACGCATAGGTGAGCCACCTGAGCCTGGGCCACGACGTTCCATGGAGGATGAGGAGATGAGGAAGTAGGCGAGGGCTACGACTGCATGGTCTTCCTTGTGATCTGCCATAGCAAGGGGACGCTTGGGATTGTAGCGCATCTGTGGGATGGTCTTGACGAGGTAGGGACAGCCGTCACGACCGTGGTTGTAGATTTGTAGGCGGGGGAGACTATCACCAGCTTCTTCGGCCAAGGCAGTGTGGACGGCAGCGGCGAACATCTCCCTATCGTTAATGGACTTTTCCATGGGAATTCCACAGGCTTCGTACATATCCTTGATAGTACGGATATCAGCGGTGGTATTGATGTCCATTGTGGGGTCACAGTAGGTAATAGCGACTCGTTTGACCCCGAGTTGGTGGTCGATTTCCTTGATTTCCTCTGCAATCTCTGAGGCAACCTTCTTATACCAGAGCTTTTCGTGAAAGACGATGTAACGGTTGCCGAGATGGGCGATCCAGAGGCAGATTGTGGGGTCGGGGAACCATCCAGCATCGATTGCACGGTAGACAGTGGCATGTTTGAGGAGGGTTTCTAGGTCAATGTCGGGGATTACGTGGTAGGGTTTGCCCATGTTGGTGGGATGGAAGTCAAAGAGGGCATTCTCGAGGACGAATTCTCCATCTACCCAGGCCTTACGGACGTGTGCAGCGAGACCAGCGAACCTCTTGCGGTATTGGACAGCATCGATGGCGAGGTTATCCTCAAGGTTTGCGTGGATGGCGTACCAATCCTCAGGATTGTAGTCCATATCCTCTTCAGGATCGACGTCTTTGGCTACGAAGTACTGGAGGACTTGGGATGCAGAGGGTCCGAGGGGGTTAGTAGCCGCCCTAACCATTGCAGTAAGGCCAGATCCCTTGGTGACTCGCACCGAAGCTGCAAGTTTAGTGAACATATCCCACTCGAAGGTGGAGAGTTCGTCGAATCCCATCCAGGCGAATTCAGTTGATAGGAGATTGAGGACATCGGCGTCTGATTGACAATGAGAGAACCAGCCAGTAGAACCATTAGGATACCTTGCAATGTGTTTGGTGGAGTTATAGGTACCACCGATTGCCTTCATCTCTCTGGGAACGTGGATGAGGTGGGACTTTTCTAGCTCAGGGAAGGTACGACGGAGGATGAGGTAGCGGAATCCTGGGTGGGAAAGCGCACGCATGTGGGCATCCCATCGGAGGGCCTCGCTTTTGCCTGAACCTCGGCCTCCCCAGAAGAGTACGTTAGGTTCCTGGCGGGAGTGGAACTCTAACTGCTTGGGGAATGGAGTGTAGAGGATCTTCTCAACTCCTAGGTCGTCAGTGATTATGATGGAGTTACTCATCTTCCTTCTCCACATCTATCACATTAACTGCTGGTAGCTCCTTAGGCTTCTCTATGCCACCGATCTTGAAACCAATATTGATGGATGGACCGATTCTATTCTGGTCTACCTGCTTAGGTTTGTCGACTGAGATGTCTACCATGGTCACCCCATCCTCATTAGGCATGTGTTCTATGAGAAAGGAGGTAGCCTTATTAGCTGTCTCATGATCCTTATTAGCCATAGCTGCCCGAGCATTCTCCATATGGAGTTCGAACACCTCCATAGCTCTCTCCATGATGGCCTCTCTAGCCTCCCTAACCTTGGAGAAGAAAGGATTCTTAATAGGTTCCTTATGGATAGCCATTACTTCTTACCTTCCTGGTCACTCATAGCGGGCTTCTTTGGGCCTGATGCATGCACTTGAGGTTTCCTTAGGGAGATAGCAAGCTTGTCTAATTGGGATTTAAAAAATTCTAAAAGGAGGTCAGACATTGGAAAGGGGGTGGGGGGTCGAAGGCGGGCCGAGATTGAGACTGAGAGGAGGGATGTACCTAATTTGTAATGCGTAGTATAACACAAGCATGCCAATAAGTCAAGTCTTATCTACTGTTTAGGGTATAATTAGGTCATTTAGCTATATACTTGGTCCCGCCCCGCCCGCCGAACGGACACAGGCGTACTCCAACGGACACGGGCCGACATAGGCGCACCCTAACG